GCATGGATGGTTTCCGTATCGTCCTTCGGAATCAGTACCGATACCGAATACTTCTCAGCCCCACCGTTAATGGATGCCGGCTCCCAGCCGTGAAAATAGGAAAGTCTTGTGTTGATACCCGTGATAACCTTTGTCTTGCTGTTCGTATAAGCCATGTTACTTTTCCTCCTTGATTTCGTTAAATTCGTCTATGGCATTTGCTACATTCATTGCCGGCCTCTTGTCCGTGATCGGAACCAGTGTCGGCTTGCCCGGTGGTTTATAGATGAGGCTGCCGAGCACGACCTCAAATGTGTCTTTTCCCATGAGCTTCTGCATTTCCGTAAGCGGAATGAGCGACTGACGGTAAATGTCTTTATATCCGGCTTCTATTGCCGCATCTGCGACTTTCCCTTCGTCCCGGTATTTACGATTTGACCGTCCTTCGACTATCTTGAATCCGCTCCAGTTCTTGCCGTGGTTGACCGCTGCATCCGTAGCATAGGCAGTGACCTCATTGGCCCACTTGGTAAGGTCCGGAAGCACCGTGAGAATCTCTTCGATTTCCGCATCCGTAAGAAGCGGCGGAAGCTTGAATTCCATCTGAGCAAGCTTCAGTTTTTCTTCGGCTCTTGCTCTGCAGCGGACCGCTGCCCTGCAGAAAGTGCACCATTCGCCGGGAACGTACTCGCCCTCGCCGTTATAGGCCATCAGTGCTTTCGGCTTAAGCTCATTTTCTGCCCAGGCTTTCAGCTCCTCTACTGGGACCGTCCAGGTACTTACGTTGGCGCGCCTTGGCTGGAAAATCGTCATAGAAACTTCCGTGATGTCATAGAGTGCATCATAGAGTTCCAGTACTCCCAACGCGTAGAGCTTCATCTGCGGATTGTTTTCAGCCTCCACCAGAACGCCCTGTCCATACTTGAAGTCCACGATATGGAGCTTTCCGTCTGCGATGATGATGCAGTCACCAGTGCCAAATCCGTCCGGCACATAACAGGAAAAATCCAAATGCTGCTCGATCAGCACGATCGGGTCCCTGCAGACCTGCTTAGCGGCTTCATACTGCTCCATGACAAAATCCACGTACTCGTCGGAACACTCCTCCATCTCGTCGGAGTCATAATCCGATACCGGACGCTTGCTTCTCATGTGAAGTGCCTTCTTCAGCTTGTGCTCACAGAGGGCATGGGCTGCGGTTCCTTCCTTTGCTGCTTCGGACTCCATGTCATCGAACTCCTGCTCCAGTCTTGCGGACGGCGTGCAGTTTAGCCATCGGTGTGATCCGGACGGCGGGAGAATGGCATGTTTTCCCATCAGAGCACCTCCGCTTCCTGGATGATCGCGGCATACTGCTCCGGATCGACTTCGCTGAGACGGTCTGCTCCATGCTTCTGGATAATGGCGCGCACCTCGGCGGTGTGACCGGCTCTGCTCTTGTCAGCAAGAATTCCTCTGACTTTCTCAAGCGTGATCGCTGGCGGCTTCTTTTCCGGTGCCTTCGCTTTCTCCGGCTGGCTGTCAGCACCTTTGGCTTCCGCCTGTACGCTGTCGGCCAGAGCCTTGAGGCTTTCGGATAATGCCGTGAGCTTTTCTGCTGCATCAAGCATCAGACTTTTCTGGTCCATCTGCTGTTCCTCCTTTCTCATTTTCCGTGATCGCAATCTCGCCTACGCTGTCGCCGGGAATCAGAACGGTCACTCTTCGCTTGTCTCCAAAAAGGAAGCGAAGGAGTCTTTCCCTGATCGTGACGCTCTTGCAGGTGACGATGCCATCGGTCGCTGGTTCTTTTGAAACACGGATCTTCAGACTGTGCTTCATGGCTTTCACCCCTTTCCGAGAGCTATGTCTCTTGCTCTCTATGAGGTAGCCTTGCCACCGCGCCTTATCTGACGGTTTTGAACAGAGAAAATAAAAAAATGCCCGCAGGCTTCCAAAATGGAATACCCACAGGCATAAACGCTGATTCTTATTTCACTCTGATCTTCCAGCCGGCCAGAATGAGATTGACGTTCTTGATAAGCGTCGGATTGAGTTTCTGGATAGCGGAGACCGATGTGCTATACTTCTTGGCGATTCCGGAAAGCGTATCGCCGGAGCGCACCGTGTAGTAGACCGCTGCCGGAGCAGATGACTTCTTTGCGCCAAGAAGCTCGTTGACCTTGGCCTGCACCGCACTGTAGTCATATCCTGCTGCGGTAAGGCGGTTCTTTCTGTCGTCGCCGTTTCCCCAGTTTCCTGCGATCACTTCTCTTGCAATCTCATCCGTGCTCTTCCTGGCTGGTGTGGTGCTGGCGACAGGCTTGGATGAGGATGCTGTCTTTCCGTATCCGTTGAAGCCTCCGCCTTTGATCGCAGACGGGTAATCCACGTAGGACAGATCCATGTCGACATTCCCGCTGATGCCATTCACGCGTCCCTTGGATGAATACTGCCAGATTCCGTACTTGCCGGAGTAAGTGCACTTCGATGCATACTGCGCGACCCAGTGGGTGTATGCGATGAGCTTCGAGTCATCCATTCTGTCCTGGAATCCGGAATATGCAGATCCGTAGATGCCAACGTAGTATCCAGCGGCTTCCATCGTCTCGCAGAATGCGATCGTTGCCTCTGTAATGCCCGCTTTCTCGGATGCCGGCTGCGCTTCGTTATCCATGAACACTGGGTATTCGAGCTGCTTGCCCTTGAGGAGCTGAATGAACCTTTCTGCGTCCGCTTTCCCTGCAGCGGCGTTCACGCATTTCGGACCTACGAAATAGTACGCGCCCACCGCGATGCCGTTAGCCTTAGCTCCCTTATAATTGGCTTCCCACTTGCTGTCCGTATAGAAACCGTCATCTGATCCTCCAGCCTTAATGATGGCAAAGGAGATACCGGCAGCCTTTACCTTGCTCCAGTCGATATTTCCCTGCCAGTGGCTTACATCAATTCCTTTTACTGCCATGTTATTTTTCCTCCTTTTCATCTCTGTCGTGCAGCTGTTCAAGAACAGCCTTTAATTTCTCCGGTACCGGAAGTCCAAGATGTGCCGCATTTTCCGTAAGCGACAGTCCCTCATTGGACAAGTAGAAAAAGATGATCGCAGTACGCAGCACACCCGGTGTCCCAAGCACCTGCACATCGATCACATTTCCGATTCCGACCAGAATGAAGATCAGCACCTTCCTGCAGATCCCCTTGAAGCCGACCGCGCTGGAGAGCTTCCTGTCATTGATTGCGCAAAGCACGCCCGTAATGTAGTCGCAGACCACAAAGACGATGAGCGCAATGAGAAGCCCGTCGCAGCCGCCAAGGAAATACCCAAGCCATCCGCCGATCGCTGCAAAGATCCCCTGAATCGTGTTCCAGAACTCTTTCATGCCAAATTCCTCCCTTCATGCATAATGAAAGGCCGCCTGCGTTATTGCAGACAGCCCTGAAAGCAAAACCAGATATTCTTTTATGTCTGTTTTGGAAGTGCCTCCCAGAGACGCAGATCCTCCTGTCCGAGCGACCATATCGCGATCCCGCGGAGTCCCCATCGGTATGCTGCCTGGTTTGCCCAGTAGACAAGCGAGTCGACGTCCTGGTAGTAGAGAATGGAAAATCCGTCCGCATCTCCAAGAAACAGCCTCGCAGTCCAGATGTTGATGTCTTTCGGTGTAACCGTAACCGAGTAGTCCTTTCCACATTCAAGTTCGAGGAGTCCGGAATGGTAAAATTCATAGTCCATCGAGATGGATTCCGATCTGGTCTCACTCTCCTCGATATCCGACGTCACCGTGAATACCTGAAACTCATCATCCCAGGTGACATTTGACCGGCTGATCCTTCCGTATTGCGTCACTGACCCGTCCGGAAATGTCACGTCAAATCGTTCATACGGCTCATATGTCCAGGCATCGCCCATGCGAAGAAGCTCGCAGACAGACCGGTTATCTGACTGATATCCCGCCGCGCCGCCGGTACAACCGCTGACGGTGGCCTTGAAGCGAAGCGTGTAGGACGCACCGGAATAGACACGCACCGTGCTTCCCTGGATGCGCATCTCAACCGTATACATGGTCGGATCGCTTCTTAAATCCGCTGATCTCGTCCGGCTGATCGTCTGACTGTAACTTCCAATCTTTGCGCTGCCGTTCCAAAGTTCCACGGCCTGGCTGTCGTAATTGATACAGCAGAACAGGCTGCCGCAGAAGATGCCGGCTCTTCCGGTGCTTCCTTCCGGAATGGCAAGCCGCGCCCTTAGGTGCACATCGGAAAAACCGTCGTAGTTCCAGGCAAACTGACCGCTTCCCTCAAGCTGCGAATACACACGACTTTCGGAATACTCATCCGACCGCCAGACCTTCCAGGAACCGGAGAGTGTCTTATAGTAGCCAGTGTCAAGAATGCCGTAATCCTCGAAGTCCTCATACCAGATAAGCGCGGAGTCCGGCTTCCTCCGGAGCATCTCGCAGGTGAGCCGGAATCCCTTGTCCGGCTGGCATTCGTTTCCGTCCACGTCGATGAACTTTCTCGGTGACAGCGTAAAGGCCGCGCTTCCCGCCCACGGCTCCTCGGAAAATGCCGAGCACACCCGAAAGCCGTAGAACTGGACGCCTTTCACATCAAGCGAGACCGTGATGGTGTGCATTCCGGCTGAGAGACTGATGCCATCCGATAATGATGCCCAGAACGTGCTTCTCCAGTACGGCCACCAGAGCCTTGACTCCGTGAAATGCTTCTGCGTTCCGTCAATCGAGATGTAGATGCCGTTCTTATCCCAGAACGGATACCCGATCCGGACCGCGATGTCATACGTTCCAGCAGATGAGATGGAGAAGTTGTAAGTTGCCTTTCCTTCATCGCCGAGTACCGCGATGCCGTTTTCAGAAGAGACTATCCCGGAATAGCTGTCCGGCTTTCCATCCCGGTTCACATAGATCGTTCCGAAGGATGCATGCTGCTGCTTGCCGTAGGCAGTCAGATAGTGCCGCCTGTTATACGTCCCGTTCAGCTGCGGGTATTCAATATCTGTCGCATCCTTTCCTTCCATAAAATCGTAGACCTGCGGAAAGGCATACGGCACCTTGTTATAGTCGTCCCAGTACGCAAGGATCGGAATAAACGGCTGCGGTGGACTGTCGTCAGTGAAGTTGTACTTACCGGTCATCCAGTTCTTTGCCGCATAGTATGTGTTGGAGACGCCCCGGTAGGTCTCGCCGAGATTCTCCGGTGTGTCGTAGATCTGCCAGTTCCATCCGTAAGCCGGAAGGCCCAGGAACACCTTTTCCGGTGTCATGACCTTGGAAGCATAGTCATAGATGCCCTCCAGCCAGTCGCGCGGACTGACGGGCCCCGGAGCGGAGCCGGCCCACGCCATGCCATAGCTCATGATGGCAGCAGTGTCGCAGTAAGGGTTCAGGTCCGCGTAAACACACCAGTTCTCGCCGCCGACGGAGCCGTTGACTGCATTCATGCCGGGAAGACAGATGTTGACCTTCTTTGTGCTGTCGTAGGCTTTGACCGCGTTCCATATGTTCCGGAACATAGCGGTAGACTTGGCATGCGTGGAATAATCGCCGCCCCGCTCAAGGTCGATGTCAACGCCTGCGCACCACGAATATTTCTCCATGATCCGTACAAGCTCCGTCAGAAACTTATCCTGCGCGCCGCTTGTGTTTTCTCTTAAGGCAGTAAATACGCTGGACGTTCCGTCATTCCGGACGGTCAGGAGCCATGTGATGTGCGGATACTTATTGATGTACGTCAGCATGTCACTGATTGCCACACCGGATTCTGTGATCATGCCGGTCTCATCCACCTTAAAAGAAAAGAGACCGACCTGTGACAGACGGTCTCCGTAGTTCTTCAGTGCGGTATACATCCGAGTGTTTCCCATGAACGTCCACACCATGCACTTTCTTCCCTTTAATACATCAAGACTCATAGGCAGTCACCATCTTCCATTTCCTGAAATTCCACATATAGCCTGGCGGACTTCTTGTCCTCGACCGTCACCGGGTGCTTGCTGTCACCGGCAGCGGAGTACTGGAAGAACCCATCCTTCTGAGCAGCCGCACCGTTCTTCAGGCACTGCCTTGTCGGTGCAAGCAGAGACAGTTCGTCGCCTGCGCTGGCAGCATCTGTGAAGGTCGCCTTATGCGCTCCTGCTCCAAGAGCAAGACTGATGCTTCCTGCTGCCATGCCCTGATTCGGCGTGATCTTCCAGTCGAGCCCGGCAGTGGTCTTGCCGAGGTTGAAGATGACACAGGTCGCGGACCCTCTAACGATGCCATTGTAGAAGCGTTTCCCGGATACCGCATATTCATCACCGGTGCTGTAGTTCTTAAAAGCCTTCTCTGTATGAATGACATATCCGGAAAGCCGGTCGCCCTCCTGCAGCATCAAATCGGTGATCCATATCGTGCCTTCACAGTTCGTGACTGTCGGCTTTACCGTGATATTCACCACGCGCTTTTTCTGTTTCTTATCAATGGTCTCTGAGAAGCGGGTAAAGATCGGCATGTTAATCACCATCCTCAGTCCACTTGATCTCACTGACGTGCCCGACCCATCCGGTTGCAATCGAGCCTCCCTGCAGAAGGAGATCGGTGATATGAATGATTCCGGTGCAGTCCGTCACGCAGACTCTGATCTGTATTTTTTTGACGCGGCCGTTCGATGGTGCAAAGGACTGCGCCGCATGGGTAAATGAAGCCATCTGTCATCCCTCCTTACAGCAGATCAACGAAGCGTGTCTCTGTTGTTCCGTCCTCATACTCAATCGTGACTTCGATTCCAACCTGCCCGTTTTCTCCGGCTTTCAGATCGGCAGATGCGATCTGACAGGATATGGTATAGCTGTTCCGGTTGGCAGGCGTCACCGTCTGCGAGAGGCTCTTTGTCGTATCAAGCGCTCCTTCGCATTTAAAAGACGCTGTTCCGGAAACGCCGTTTTCCGTATCAATCTCAAATCCGGAATTCTCCCAGTAATTAAATCCGGAGTCAGCTCTTGAATTTCTCAAATGGTTGAACGGAACCAGATCCTTCATCTCCTGGCTGTCGACAAGATTCGTGCTGGCCAGCGTATCAGCAGCCGCGTCCCACTGCGAAGAAGAGTCGCCGAGCTCACGAAGCGTCGTGGAAAGTTCAAGCACTGTATTCCACGGCTCCAGCAGGTTGTATTCGCGTCGCACAATCCTGGTCTTTACGGAAAGATTCAGCTCATCGTCCTTCACCGTCACGATGTCACCGAGCTTCCATGCCTCATGCTCATAGCCTGTAAGAACCGACAGGTCCATCGCATTCAAGACATAGGAAACACGCGGTGCTGCGTAGTCGGCAAGACGCATATTGGCATACTCCAGCATCTGGTACGGATTCGTGAAATTCGAGCAGTCCAGCGTTGATACCCGGACTTCATTGGTATAGGAGGTATCCTCGACATATTCCTTGCCATCGTTGATAGAGGCAAACGTCATGCCGTCCTTGCCGTAGGCATAAAGCCTTGTGATCAGGCTCTGCGTATCCACGACCTTCTTGATGGACTTCATGTTCTTCCTGTAGCAGAAGAGCGCGCCGGAGTCATTGCCGCTGAAGGTGAGAAGGCTCACGGTCCTGTTCGCATTGTCAAAGATAAGATCGCCGCCGTGAAGATCCTGCACCTTCCTAAGAACGGCCAGTGCATTTTTCTCTGTGGAGGTCCAGGTACGCTTGGTGCGGACATTGACCGTTCCGACCTTCCAGCCCGTATCCTGAAGTGCATAGGCCATCGACACATCGGCGGTATCCGCATTGAAGCTCTGCTCCGTCTTTCTCACAGAGAAGCCAAGATCATAAAAGGCTGCCTCTGCATAGACGGACGTAATCGCCGCACCCTGCTCGTTCTTCTCATCTGTGACCGTCCGGATGCGGTATGTCTCATCGCCAGCTTGAATCTGCTTTTCATTGTCAAGATAGCTCCTTTTGCTGTCCCGGAATGGAATATTAAACTCCAGCGTATCGATGCCGTTAACCTCTCCAGTGACGATGACGTCATAGGCATTTTCAAGAACAGCCTCCGCATTTCCGTCCGCATCCAGCACGACGAGTTTTGCATCAGCCACCGTCATCACCTCCATCTGCTGTTCGCCTTTACAATCAGTTTCTTAAAAGCCGACTCTCCCGGCACCTTCATATTGATGGCATGAAGAACCGGCGTCTTCGATGTATCCGTTGTCGCAAGCGTTACCTGGAAGCGGATATAGGCAGCGCTGTCTGAAAGCACCTCGCCGTTTTCGCCAAGAGATGCAAAGTCACTCCAAGTCGATAAGTCATCCGATGTAGATGTCTCAATGAAAATCGAAGTTCCGTCTGGTGTATCCGCATCGGCCGACACATAGCAGGTTCCTTCAATGCCGTAATCGACAGCCGATGTTGTGAGCACCCCGCTTTCCGGATAGACCGAGCTGGATGCTTTCAGCGTCACAGCATCTTCTGTTGAAAGGCTATCCACATCTGCTCCATTATCCGCTGCATTTGCTGTCAGCGACTTCCTGAACCAGTCGGCAATGTCATCCACGGAAAGGGACGAATCGCAGTCCAGAAACCAGTCGTCGAAGTTTCCCGCGTACCAGTAAGAGTCTGCGTGCATGCCCCAGATGAGGTCTGCCGTACAGGAAGCGTTCAGCGTTCCGGAAAATGTCACGGCATCTGATTTCCAGGTTTCACCTGTGCTTCTCCGGCCAAGGAAATACTGAGCGCTCTTCGCCTCTGTCTTGATGATGCAGGCAATGAAGTACCACTCGCCGTTGGAAAGTGTGAAGCTCGGCGTAAACGACTGATCCAGAATCAGTGTCCCGGACGCGTCATACAGCATGATCCTCGGCTTCGCGGACAGAAGCGAGAGATAGAAGATCGGCTGGCCCGGTCCATATCTCGTATTGAAAAGCGGGCAGAAGGTGTTTCCGACCGAATACGTTGTCGGATAAAACCAGCCGCCGACAGCGATTGTCTTTCCCAGGGAAGAAAAGATTGTCCCGTCATTCGTGACCTTGAGATAGGTTTTCTCTGTAGACGGACTGTTGATGTTCATCCGGAAAGACCGTCCCAGATGACCTGCAGGAAACGACGCGGTCGTGCCGCTCCATCCGCTGATTGATGCCTTTCTGTCCTTTCCGGAAGAATCCGCTGCGCAGGTATCTGAGTCCGGTTCTGACTCGTTGAACCGCCACAGCCCGTCAGTGCCCCAGGAAGAAGGAACCTGGCCGGTAAAAGCATCCTGGGAAGAAAGTGTACCAGCTGTCTTTTCCGTGCTGCTGTCCGCATCAATGGAAAGCGTGTTCTCTCCCGGCTTCAGCTCCGGAAAGTTCAGATCAGAAAGCAGCGGCAGTCCGTTTCGAAGAATATTTCCGCTGCCGTCCGTCACCTTTGCTGTCATGAGCGAGGAATCAATTACAAGAACCTCTTCCTTATCCAGCGGTCCGTTTATCATAAGCGCGCTGCCGTTTGTCGCAATACACGCGCTTTTTCCCCTGGCAAGATCAGCAGTCAGCTGATATTCCGGAAGCGACAGCATATTACCAAGCGAGCGCGTCAGCGTCACTTCACCAAGCTCCGTGAACTCATACACCTCGTCGTTTTCGGCGTAGGCATACGGGTCCGGACAGAAGAAGGAAAGATCAAACGTGCAGGAATTGCGGACTGCCTTATCAAAAGAGAAGCCGCTGTCCAGCCGCGCCTTATAGACTCGCCCCGGCTCCTTATCCAGAATCAGATCACACAGCCCGCTTTCCGGAGAAAGCCACGCAATGACATCGTCCTTTCTGGAGAGGAAGTCCTCATCCGATTTTCCGGGCGGAATGAAGCAGGAAATCTCGATCGTTCTCGCACCGCCAGTCTCTCCAAAATCAAAGACGCCGTCGCGTCCGGGAATAGTGACCGTGTTATTCGTGAAGTCCGGCATGCGGTATTCTTTTGTGATGCGCGTCGCAAGGCCGAAGCTCTGCGATGTTCTGCCGTTAAACTTAAATCCCATCAGATCACCGTTCCTTTCGCTCTCCTGCGTCCCACCAGCAAGGTATTTAGCTGTTGGGAGATTCTGCGGATGTCATCGTCACTGCGGACGCTCATTGTCTCGATATTGATCAGCGGCCCGTTATCCGCAGAAGAAGCGTCCCTCACAGCATCCTTAATCATCGAAGAAAGCGAACTTACCCCGACGACTGCTTCCGGTCCGGCTTCTCCTCCGCCAAGGAGCGTGCCGTTCGACTGCCCGAAGATCGTCGCGTCCTTCAGGATCATGCCGCCTTCCATCGCCTTCTTATACCAGGAGACGGAGAAGTGCGGAATGCTCGGAGGATTCAGACTGAACTTTCCGGATACAGAGAAATGCGGAAGCTTGATCTTCGGCAGGCTCCACTGGAAGTTGAAGACGCCCTTCAGCTTATTCACGATACCGGAGACGAAGCTCCAAATACCGTTGAATACAGAAGAGAATGTGCTCTTGATGCCATTCAGGATTCCGGAGATCGTGCTCTTGATCGCATTGAACGCGCCGGTGATGCCGCTCTTCATGGCATTTACGACAGACATCACTGCCGACTTGATGCCGTTCCAGATCGAAGTCACAACGGATTTCACGCCGCCAAAAATCGTGCTGGTCGCGGTCTTGATGGAATTCCATGCTGCAGATACGGCGGTTCCGATCGCGGTCACGACAGTAGTGATCACCGTCTTGATCGCATTCCAGATCGTTGTTACAACCGTCTGGATTGCCGTAAGAACCGTGGTGATTATGGTCTTATAGATATTGAAGTAGGTCGTCACAACCGTCTGGATCGCCATGAAGATAGTCGTAAAAAACGATTTGATGCCGTTCCAGATGGTCTGGATCACGGTGCTGATGGCGTTCATGACCGTCTCGACGACGGTCTTGATGCCGTTCCACGCGCCGGAGAGGAACGTGCTGATTCCAGTCACCGCTGTCGTAAACACAGGCTTGATAGCCTCCCAGATCGTGACAAAGAAGTCCTTGATCGCTGTAAATACCGTCACCGCGACTTCCTTAATGTTGTCCCAGAGGCTGATCCAGAAGTTTCGGAAGCTCTCGCAGTTGTTCCAGAGGTAGATGAACGCGGCGACAAGAAGCCCGATCGCCGTGATAATGAGTCCTATCGGATTCACTGCCATCGCCGCGTTGAGCCCTGTCATGACGGTTTTCATTGCGGTGATTGCTGATGTCACCTTCGGAATGACAGTAAGAATCGTCCCTACCGATGTGATCAGTTTTCCGATGACGATGAGCACGGGTCCCACAGCCGCAGCAATCATCGCGATCTTTACGATGGTCTCCTGCATGGGTCCCGGTATTGAGTTCCAGATATCCGCGAACTTCTGAAGCGCAGCGGATATATCCTGCAGGACAGGCTGGAGAACAGTCGCGAGAGAGTTTCCGATATCGGCTCCTACTTCCTTCAGGGAGTTCAGGGTCATCTGAAACTGGTCGATTGGATCGAGCGTCTCATTGAAAGTGTTCTCCACGCTGCCGGAGAAATCGCCGAGCGTGCCCGACAGATCGTCGAGGTTGAGTTTCCCGCTCTGAACCGCGTTATAGAAAGCCGCGCCAGCCTTGCTTCCAAACAGGTCATAGGCCGCCTGCAGTTTCTCGGTATCCGATTTATTGGAGCTCATCGTGTCAGAGAATCCCTTCAAAGCATCGTCCAGAGTCATGCTATCGTCCGCTGCGTTCTTCATGGCCTTCTTAAGACCGGCCATTGCCGTGGAGGTGTCAAGGCCGGACATCTCGACCATGCCCATGAAGCCTGCAGCCTGCTGGGCGGTAAGGCCCACCTCCTTGAACTGCGCGGCGTTCTGCGACAGGTCGTTTGCCAGCGTGTCCATGGAAATGCCCGTCGCCTGCCCGGTGGCGTTGAGTGCGTCAAGAAGGTTGCCTGCGTCGTCCGTGGACTGCCCGAAAGCATTCAGAACGGAGGAGACGTTATCGACGGAAGTGGATACGTCCGTGTCATTGAGCTGCGCAAACTTGATGAACTTGCCGGACAGATCCTCAAGCGCCTGCCCAGTCAGTCCGAACCTCGTGTTGACCTCACCGACGGCAGCACCCGCGGTCTCGAAGTCCGTCGGGATCTGGGTCGCGAGATTCTTAACGCTCTGCTGCATCCCTTCCAGCGCGTCGCCGGTCGCACCGGTTTTCTGTTCCACGATATCAAGGCCGGAATCCACCTCGCTGAAAGCTGCAAGAGAAGCTGCGCCAATTGCCGCAATCGGTGCTGTCACCCCTTTTGAGAGTGACTCACCGACACCGCTGATCTTGCCGCCGACCTCCTGCATCTTGGAACCTGTCTGCTTCAAAGTAGCAGCAATGCTGGAATCTGTATTCTTGGCCTGCTCCTCCAGACTCTTAAGCTCCTGCTCGGTCGCTACGATCTCACGCTGCCATGCATCATATTGCTGCTGGGTGACGGTACCGTTCTTTAGTCCAGCATCCATCTGGTCCTGCACGGATTTCAGCTGCGTGAGCTTATCCTTGGTTTCGGTGATCGCTGTCTGAAGGAGCTTCTGTTTCTGTTCGAGAAGTGTCGTGTTCGACGGGTCCAGCTTGAGAAGCTTATTGACGTCCTTAAGCTGCGTCTGGGTGCTTCTGATTTCCTTGTTGACGCCGGAGAGCGCCTTGGATAGTCCGGTGGTATCTCCGCCGATTTCAACTGTGATTCCTTTTACTCTGTCAGCCATAAGGCGTCCTCCTTTCTCTTAGAATCGGTCCATCTGCTCCTGCGTCGCGATCTCGGCGTAGTCATAGTCGTCGTTGCTCATCTCGGCATACATATCATTGACGGTGCCAATGGTGAGGAGATCAAGCTCCGAGATATGAAGCCCGATCTGGACGCAACGAAGCAGAAAAAGCGGTGTTGTCATTTCCCGCTCTGTTTCATGAGTTTTTTTTTAGACTCTACCTGCTGTTCGACATTAAGTCCCCACAGCTCGATGATCTGCGGAAGGATCTCGTAGATCGAGAACGTGTTGAACTCGTCGAGCCATTCCTCCGGGCTGTCCGGCACGGTCTTGTCCGCGTGCTTTGCCATGAGCCACGCGATGTTCTCGAAAAGCTCAAGGCTGAATGTGTCGAGACTGGAATTCTCAGCGTCACTGTCGTCAATGCCTTTCTGCAGCTTGTTTAAGTCGCGGTAGATATCCCGGTGGAACTTGTTTCTGTAGAGTCTTGGGATTGCAGCGGACGCTCGAAACGTCACCGGCTTCCCATCAACATCAATTGTTTTTGTCACTGCCATTTCTGCTCACCTCACTCAGTTGTGCTGCTCGCAGACGAGGATGTTGCACTGGCCGAAGGCTCGTAGACCTTGTCGTACCATGCGTTATACACGACGTCAGTGGTGTTCGTGCCAGTTTTTACCTTCACAATGCCGGAAGGAAGCGGCGATGCGGTAAGGGAAAGTGTCTCGGTCTGCACTTCGGTCGAGTCCTCCTTCGTGCTTCCGGTAACGGATGGACGCGTCGCGCTGCAGTAGTACATGCAGTGACGGATCTTCCGCTGATCTCCGGAAAACTCAAAGAGAAGCGCAAAGTGCTCCGGCTCTACATCCTTGTTTTCAACGATGACGCCATTGGCATCCTCCGTCTCATGCATGATATCCGTAAGAAAGCTCTCCGGAATCAGCGCAAGCTCGAAATCGCCGGAATAGCCGTTGTTATTGGATACCATGTAATACACGGAATCATCCGCGTAGAACGGATCATTGTCGCCTTCCGCGTCAAGGGAAAGCGATACCGCACCAGGCATCGCTACCGGCGTGCCAAATGTGACCGTTCCATCCTCGGCAAGCGTCGCAATGGCGTAGTGGCAGTTCTTCAGGCCAAACTTGACCTTGTTTTTCTTATTTGCCATAGTTCTTAACCTCCAATCATCTGTGTCTGATACAGGACTTCATACATTCTTTCTTCCGCGATCCACACCTCCGATTTCTCATACGGAAGCTCTCGGTCATCAAGAATAGCTTCAATCCTTGCTTCTGTACCTGGGTCCTTCTTGTCCGTGTAAAGCTCGATATTCAGGTTGTCGATCTTCTGAAAGACTCTGTTGTCGGCATACATGTTGTCGCTTCCTGGAAACAGGAATATGAGAAAAGGCGGGTCCGGAGACTCGCCCTCTGCAAAGTGGTCATAGGCAAGAGGAAGATTGGCTTCCTCCAGCATTTCTACGATATCGTCATAGGTCATGAGGCACCTCCCAGCTTCTGCTTGATCGTCTCCACAAGCTGCTCCTCGCCTTTTTCTTCCGCTGCTGCGATGTGCGGTCTTGCCGCCACCCGGCCTCCGCCGCGCTTGGCATGGCCATGCTCCAGAAGATGCGCGATCTGATACCGGTTTCTCGAATGGACGACCAGGTCAATGGACTCTGCATCCTCGTGTATGTTCTTGACGGACCAGGACTTCTTGTACTTGCCCGTATCGACCGGCGCGTTCGCCTGGATCTCCTTTCGGACCGTCTTTGCAGTTTCCTTCACGGCATCCTTCAGATCGTCGGCTGCGAGATCCTTGTATTTCTCAAGCTCGTCCATGATGGCATCGCTCATTTCATCGATAGAAACATTCCGGCTCATGATTTCTTCTCCAGTTTGCAGTTGAATTTGAGGGAGTTTTTCCTGTAGCCCATCGGATTCACATAGGTAATGTTGTAGACATGACCTTCTGCGAGAATCCTGTATTTCGTGGATTCGACTGCGGCAAGTTCGGAGCAGTAGCGGCAGGTGAAATCAAGAGACTCCTCCGGATTGATCA